CAGACCGAATTTTCAGGAGCAAACGGGGCTATTCGTTATCGTCCCTGAGTTAACTTGGAGTGGATATCCTGAAAATATGGGAAGCGTCAGGGTAATGCTATCCGAGAAGGTCGCGAGTGAGCATTATAATGCGATACAGGAAACGGTTCGGGCTTTTCAGAAAAAGTCGACATTGGAACAGGCCTTTATATTATTTTTCATCATTGCAATTCTTTTTGTTTTAAAAGATATCTTGGCCAGAAGAAAATAAACAATGTCAATCCAAGCCGATGTTATAGAATTGAGGGAACTGGACGTTGAGATTAAACGCGTCCGTAAAACGCTCACCGTTCTTCGAGAAAGAAAAGAACAATGTGAGGCGAGAATATTAACTTATTTAGATGTTAACGAGCAGCCGGGGCTTAAGATGGGTGGGATGGTCATTATGGCGGAGAACCGACGCAGAAGAAAGTACGAGAAAAAGGCGGATAAAATAGCGAGAGGTGAGGAAATACTTCAACGTGACGGTATTTATAATTCCCGAGAAACTCTGGATAAGATTTTAGAGGCAATGCGTGGAACAAACGAGGAAAAACCATCCCTGAAAATATATTGATTATACTAGTTTTGATATTATTTTAAATATCAAAATTAATTAGACTATCTATCTATCTATCTATTGTCGTCCTCTAATGTTTCTATCAGCGAATTTTCTAAGTGCATCTTCTCCCTTTTGAAGAAATGGAAGTTTCTTTTGACTTTGTCTCCAAAGCCAAGCAACCAAGGCAACCACGCTGATCATAATAGCAACTCCGATAACTCCAGCTAAAGAACCACCTTTGTCATAAGAACCAGCCGATATGTCCATCAATGCGGCTTGCGCAGCTGGATTACCGTTTTTAGCAGCTTCAATTAATTCAGCTGTACAAGGAGAACAAAGAGCTTGTGATTTCTTAAAGTAAAAGTAAAGACCGACGGCGGTTAGGGTGGCAGCTACGATAACTGGGACCATGCAATTTTTATACTGTTCCATTTTATTTCAATTCAATATATTTTTTATTTTTTTTTAAGGAAATCCAGTAACAGAAATATCTCCACCAGCACCTCCAGCAAACATATTCTTTTGGACAGAGTAATTGATACCGGCAGCAGGACGTGGATTGGAACTTCCGCTGAGAGCAGCTTTGAATGCAAGCATTTCCTGACCAGACTGGTTACCAACACCCGACATTACAGCGACAGCTCCGCTTCTTAGATCATTTTGAGGAATGGCACTTGGTTGAAACCAACCGGTGCAGTTTGGAACAATGGCCAGATCCCCACGAACCGGATCTCCCAACCCATGAAGAAAACTCTTTTGATTCGCAAACATAAATCTATCATAGATGATGGGTTGAAGTCCATCCTCTCCAAGAGCGTTAATGTCAGCCCCACCCATCCCACGAACAGGTAACATATTTTGAGCCTCAACAAATTTGAGCTGAGATTCCTTCTGGTTGAAGTTACCCTGAGCAAAGTTGGAAGGGACCAAATTGCTTCCCATAAACTGAGCTGCCGAGCTTGAGTTCCCACCGACACGACATCCGGCCTGACTGGCTCTATCGTATCCCTCGACGACGGCTTCATCCGGTCTGTAACCTTCGCTAATGACCATATTAGCAAAATCGCTCTTACGAAGCTGTGCCTGAGAATATTTTGGAGTTGCTAAATGACCATTAGCAGGCATATTGTATGTGATATTTGAACCATATTGGACCATACCAGCCCCGCCCCTAGGAGAAAGTAAAGCTTGGAAAGTTCCGGGGATTTCAACCATGTCTCCCTTTCTTGGACCAGTGCTCTTCACACGGGCTACCTTTGCCATTTGCGGTGGACCTACACCAAAATAATTTTCGATTACATCCCCTTGGCTTGAGTATTTTTTAAATAGAAACAACATGCTTAATCCTATTAAACCGAGTAATACGTTATCTTTAGACATTTTCTTTCTTTAAAGATAATAAATTTTTTTTTATGTAAATCTATTTATTAATTTCTTTGCGTGTGAATTTAGATCGAGACCCCCCACGCAACTCCTTCTAATCCAAGTAATTCCCGTAGCATCATTGTCCTCCATATCTGGAGGCTCAAAATTACCGCTTTCAGAATCCATCTCAATGTAAAAATAAACGGCTTTATCAATTCTGTATCTCTGGGCTTTCTCCACCTCAGCTTTGTCTAGCTTAATCCCGGTTTCCTCATATGTCTCTCTTATCGCGCAATCTACCATTGATTCCCCTTCGTCTGAGCTTCCCTTTGGAGGTCCGAATTTGATACCTCTGCTCTGCACCAATAATATCCTGGACGTCTTGGGATCCATAATAAAACAACCTGCCTTATTAGTTATTTTCGTGTTGCTGTAATCCTTTTCAACATGAGTATACTGTTTAAGAGTTATGGTGCAACATTTTTTCCTGCAATATTCTATTTCTCCCATCTTTCATTATTGTTTCTTTATTCTTGTTCTTTTAATATCAAAGATTTTTCGAATCATTTTTTTTCAATTTTCTAATTTATCTTGCTTGGAGGTATCCATGGTTGATACGGATTGTAGTTGTTATCGGTTCGTTGTTGCATGGTCATTGCCGCCTTCTGATAAGCAGTTTTTGGGTTCAGAATTACGGCTGGTTCGTCCCGGTAATTGCTCATCTTCATCCCTTGGTTTTCGAATCCACCGCGCTTACTTCGCGGGGCAAGGTGATAGTCCCGACTTCCAAAATTAATATCCACCCCAGCCTGATATGCGTTCGTGCCCATACTGGTGAGTGGAGTATTTCGGTCCAATTGAATATTCGAATGAATGTACCCACCCTCGTTCTGACCACTCAGGTTTGTGGAACAGTTTCCTTTCAAACGGTCCTTCACAGTGATAGGCTGAAGTCCGCGCTCGTCCTGAAGCGGAGTAGCCTGAATATTTTTAAATACTGAACAGGGTATGCTCCCGTACAAGGTATTCTTCTGGGTTTTAATACCTCGTTCTGGATCCGTGTTAATTCCGAGAACATATTTTTTGGACGATAGGTTTGTTTGGGCAGCTGTCCTAACTTTATCGGTGGTAGAACTCTTGACGATTGCTACGGGTTCGGATGATGGATTTTCGATATTGAATATGGCCTTTGGAGTTGAACATACCTGTAAAAGTTGTTGTCGAATCTCTCTCATGTCTTTCGAACATTTCATGGTATTGTTAAAGGTGACTCGTTCAGAGGAGCCTGGATTGGAATTGGCAGCGGTTGCCGATCGAGGTAATCTTGACAGAGGAAGAAGATCCTGAGGAGGAAGAACCGGAGGTCTGAATGCTCCTTCTCTGACGACGCGGTAAGGAAGGAATGATTGACGGTTTCCGAATACGCCTCCCTGATTCTGTTCGGAGCTTCCGGAACGATATCGAACCTGACCACCATTGGTTGTAAAATTTCCAGATGGGCCGAAAGGATTCAATCCTCTGGCGTATTTAAGGACACCCTCACAGACTCTGTCACCGGAACCACCGATTTCATCGGCGATCTGAGATGTCTGTCCGACACGAGGACGATAGGGAACGACAAGAGACTTGGGCGGATCACGTAAGATGTTCATGCTTCCCAATCCCGCTTCAACAGACGCTAATGTAAGATGTGTGTTTTTTGGATACTGAATCATATTTTTATTATAATGAAGAATAATATAAAAAAAATATCAGAGACATATGATTAAACGGACGGTTGCACTTTTTCAGATGCTTCCTTAATAACTTCTAGATTGAACATATCCTCCTCCTTTCCTCCAGCCTCGATATACAATTGAAGTAGAGTGTCTAACGCAGCCTCGTCCTCATCGGGATATTTCTGTTCGGCCGTTATCATAATCGATTTGTTTAGCATTCTAGTAACGAGAGAAATTAATAACGATTCTTTATTCTGAGTTGCTTGCATTATTTTTATGATCCATGATATTCCTTTAAGTCGTGAAAACAATAAGTTCACGGTCAGCATCGACAACCAAAACAATCTGATCCCTCTGGACAAACATCAACAGAACGCCGACAGACGGATCCTGATTCATTTGTCGGACAGCGTCAACGGCCCTAGAATCCTTAACCACGGCAATCTTAATTTTTTCTCCCTCCCTATCCAGCTGTATCGCATTCAGTATCGCTTCTATACTGAGAATATTCGCGTACATTGCTCCGGTAATATCGACGCTGACGGCTTCGTCAACTGATGAGACCGATTCGATATGGTAATCGGTCGAGAATGTTACAGTCACAGGTGGAAGTATCATATTTATTTATTAAGTTAGGTTTTTTATTTACTTTCTAATATATAAAATGAACGATAGTCCTCAACGCAGAAACAAAAGTCCTTATCAAAAATCGTATATTTCTTATAAAATTCCTTGCAACAAGGTAGCCGACCCTGGCGATGTAAAATCGTCTAACTTGAGTGAATTGTCCAGAAACGAACTTGAGCAATATCAGAAAGCTATTTTTAACCAGTACGTATACACAAAACAATGTCATAAAAGACGGTCTCTTCATAGATTGAATTTCTTCCCGGACCCGGCGGATTGGGACGAAGGGCATACGTTGCAGATAACAAAAAATCAGTTATACGAGAATGATTACTTGGATGAGCTTGAAAAAATTACAAGTCTGCTTAACAAGGAGAGCAAAGAGATTGATGATGAAAAGAAAACACAACCTCGACTGACAAAGAAGGGATCGTCAACCAGTAAAACGGTAAAGAAAAAAGGATCGATGCAAAAACAGAGAAAACCCCCTAATCAGTACGATCGAGATGCTTATAATGAAATTATAAGATTATTACAGATCGAAGAAGAAGATAGACTTTTAGTGCTCGACCAAAGAACCGATATAATCATAGAATTATTTCTCGACACTGTATCCTCGTTCGGCAAAGGTCTGGAGAAACAAATAACACCTGATATGTTTTTAAATTTATGTGATCACGTATCACGAATTACCTTTAACAACAAATCATTTGAAGAACTTTCCGACTCTGAATTTAACGGTTTACAAGACGATATCAAAGGATACAGTCTTGCAACATTTGTTAAAATAATAGTTTTTGTAAAAAAAACATTTCAGAGCAGCGGTTCTGTTAAATTAAATTTTGTGTATGATGATGTTGTTATGGCGCATATATCTATGCCAATTAATAAAAACGTGGGGGACTTTACCGAGAGACCGTTTTTGTCTTCACTTAGGCTTGACTATCCTCTGGTCCCTGGTCACATATTAACCGTTACCAATAATCTTGAATTGATCGACCCATCTAGAAAAATCGGTGATGCTTTTAAATCCGGAGATAGTGTCAGCTTGATATATATGAGGGCACCCGTTCAGTACGGCAAAAAAGTAAAAATGTGGTCTCGCTACCAACCTCCGCTTTTCTAAACCTATAAAAATCTAAACTATAGGAACAGGACCAGCGTAGACCTGTATTATAAGATTCTTTATGAGAATGTTTCTTGATCCTGCTACATCCCTATCTATTACTAATCCACATGATAGACATCTATGCTCTTCCTCTCCATTTCTTTCTCCTAGCTGTTGACACCCCGTACAAGTCCGTGAAGTAAAGCTCTCATCCACAATAATAAGTTTCTTCTTATACTGAGCACATTTAAAATTGAGCTTCATCCTGAATTTGTAGTATGAAAACATGCTTAAGAGCCGTTTTGTCATTTTTTTATATCTCATCTCTTTACTTTGAATCATTCCTTGGACTCTAAATTCCGGTAAAAGAATAATATCGTAATTATTAACCAGATAAGAGGCAGTTTTCCAATGAAGCTCTTCAACGTAATGTTTTACCGTATTCCAAAGTCTTTTTTGCTTTGTGTTATCTGTCTCCTTGTCAAGTTCTAAAAGAAGCCCAGTTAATATCAGAGACGCTCCTTCTCCAAAAAAAACACTTTTTCCTTGAGGATCGTATCCAACCAAAAATTTTCTAACTCCAGGATCCAAAGCAATGATACGGTCGGTTGATTCTAAAAGACGTTCTTGGCTTTCGATACGCCTATCTTCATCATGAAACCAATCAGCTTGAACTGGTGTGTGTAAAAAATATTGGTTTTTGATTTTATCGTAGATAATTTCAGCACTTCTTAAAGGTGGTAAATCTGATAGAGATATGGTTTTCCGTTTATGATCTTTAGTTCGTATCCAGTATGTGCTTTTAATTTTTTTTATCCATAAAGGAAAACTACGATCCTCAAAATACATATATTCGGTATCCTTCTTCTTGCTCATAAAACTCATTTTTGGTTTTTTTGTATTACCTTCTTTAAAATTTGTAATTGCTGAATTTAAACTGGAAACGAATTTACTTGACGCTCCTCTTGGAATCCTAGCACTGAGAATTTCATTACACCAAGGAGGAATAGGAACTTCATTTCTTTTCTCATCGTATTCAAAATCAATAAATTTAAAATGCTCAGTGTCCTTTTCCACATATTTGTATTTTCTAACCAAGTCTCTAAGTTCAATATCAGAGTATTTTTTTCTGTTTAATATTTTTTCGAATCCGTAATGTTTGTAGGCTATATTTAAGGTGGCATTATAATACCATCTATACTGGTCAAAACCAACTTGTAATAATTTTATTTCCTCTGGGGTTGGGAAAATCCTGAACTTCAGGGTTTTTAACAACGGGTCTGACGCTGTTCTACCTTTTTCTTTTCTAATTTTTTTCTCCTTTTCGTTTTCATTAGTTTTCATTATTTGTTGTAGGACCAATTTGAATTTTTCCATTGTTACTTTCTTTTCCTCCTTCAATTTCAGTTGTTCCAATTTTTTTTTTGATCGAATGGCTCCTGAATCCATAGAGTTTGGAAGTGAATACTGTGAGAATTGAAATGATGTCATTAACGAGCTCTTGTTCCTTGGATGCTTCTCGTTTATCGAGAACCACGATTTTCCCATTGGAGCATCTTTCGATGATGTAAAGGATGATGTCAAAACCGAATCTACACAATCTATCTTGGTGGGTAACCACAATTTCTTCGATATTTCCACTGATTCCAAGGTCGAGTATGGTTTTAAATCCTTTTCTCCTGAAATTAATTCCCGATCCAATATCTTTGATAATTCTGTGATGTGGGAATTTATCTCTGAAATATTTAATTTGTCGATCCAGATCTTCTTTTTGTGAGTGGGTTGAAACCCTACAGTAGCATATTTTTTGTCTTGACTGTTGGGGGAAGTTAATCGGGTGTTGAATGGGTAAAGAAGATATGAGGTATCGTCTATGACCTCCTTTTGTTCTGACACATTGTATTTTTCCGTCCCTATCCCAGTTGACAAGCGTGGTATTTGTAACTTTAAATATTCTACAGACGTCTTCAGGTCGTAAATATTTATTTTTTTCATTCATTTAATTGGTGTATTTTCTGAATGAAAACTATTTATATTTTTCAATTTTATGGATACTCACAGGTTAAGTATTGATTTTTATGGATTTTTAATCAACTGCTGTTTCCCAATCAGGCAGCTAAAAAACCCCTGATTTTTTTTTCTAAAGGGGTCGGTTCGATTCCATATTATGATTATTCTGACGGTTTCTATAAAAATGGTTTCATATTTGCATATAATAACGGTTCGGTACAAATCGCTAATGATACAGGCGGTACTTTCACAGCTGGAATTCAGTACGAATTTCAAAGAGGATCCATCACATACCTACACGGTTAATATGCTCAAATTATTAAATTATATTTTCGACATAGTCGTGGTTGAACCGTTGCTCGTGAAAAGCCCAATAATCCTCACATCCAAATTTCCACCCCTTAGGCACCGGCTTGGACTTGTACCAGAAAACGCAATCCTGCCAGTCCGTCGACTGAGTCTGATTATCAATATATAGAGCAACGTAGTCTCCAACCACCGTATTCATAATCTCACAAAACAACTTGAATGAGGGTATCACACCGGCGTAGTTTTCGTAGAGAGATTTCCGGTTTTTAAGATTGGTTTCTCGGAGGATAAATGTCCCGTCGATGTTGGTTCTAATAGATGGTTTTACGTCCATACAATACTGAAGACTGAGAATGAAGAGAATATTCCAGTGGCGGCCGTTCTTGAAGAGGGACTGAAACAGGGGAGTGTACAAAACTTTCGGGTCATCCGTACAGTCGTCCAGGAGCATCAGAGCCCATGGATTAGGAAGATATTTTTTCGCAATCTTTTGACGTTTGACCATTTTCTCAATCGCATCAGTATCCAATGAATTATAAATAAATGTATTCGGAAACATGGTCTGGTAATGGTGGTTACTGTCCTCGGTCCCGCTCATCACAATACCACTCGGAAAACACGCTCTCTTATCATACAATAAGCTTGTGATGAGACTGGTTTTCCCAGTACCAGGTTTCCCTATAATTACGATTTTTGAACCACCCTTGTCGTTGGTAGGATCAAGGGTTTGAGCCATACTGGGTCGAATCATATCAGGGTCTAATTCTCTAATTTTTATCATTTTTACTGATGATTATTTTTTTTTAAGATAATTATATATTAAACTCATATGTTTTTTAATAAACATGACGACGCAAGTGAAGACACATTGGAGCACAGAGTTTAATATATGTGAAATGAGAATCAGTAATTTTGGAGATATGTTGACCCCTTTCATACTCGAACATTACGGAATTCCGCACGTCCACGAGACCATAGATAAAGCCCAAGTTATCGGTATTGGGAGTCTTTTACACTCACTCCCCGATGATTTTGACGGACAGATATGGACCAGTGGGGCTCTGTTCGATCGTAAGAAACGGATAGGAAGAAAACCCCTTGCTGTGCGAGGAAAACTGACGCTAGCCACCTTAGAATACCCCGAAGATGACGATATTGAAACTTGTCTGGGAGATGGGGGTCTGATTTTGGATCGCATTTATCGTCCGCCAAAAACAAAAAGATACAAGCTCGGAGTTATGCCTCACTACGTTGACTTGGTAACTCTCCACAAAACCATCCCAAATTATTACATCTCACCCGAGATCGAAAAATGGCCCGTTTTTAACAATGATGGAGTTCTGTTCATCAACGTAAACTCACCGATAAGAACCATTCTGCAACAGATGAACGAATGTGAAAATATCGTCGCATCGTGTCTTCACGGAATAGTGGCGTGTGATAGCTATAAAATTCCCCATACCTTAATTTCCCTACCAAGAAGTGCATATTTCATGCATCAACACGAGAAGAGTTTCAAGTTTAGAGACTATTATTCTGCGTTTGACATGGAGTTTACGTCGCCAAAAATGTTTACACCAGAGACCACGATGGAAGAATGTTTGGATTGGTGTGGTGGTAAGTGGGTGAATAAGCCCGGTATCGAATTTATCAAGAATGGAATTGAAGAGGCTTTAAAGAAAATAAATGAATAGACTTTCATTTTTTTTATAGTATAATATCAAATGACTACTATAAAAAATACAACATTAGGGATTTCAGATCTCAAAAGTCCAGTCTCGAAAATCATTCAATCGGGTCGTGACGCATCCGTTAACATTACGACCCAAACCGTAATACTTAGCGCAGCTCAATGGCAAATTGGAATTTATTCGACCCTGGTCGTAAGGGTTGATGGGACTAATACCATCATCAATCTTGTCGCATCCGATAGTTTTGATTCTAGTATTCGAGCAAAAGCTCTCCAAGACGCTCTTATGTTAAATATGTTAGGTTCCTCTGCGGTACTACAATTAATTACGAGCGGAGATACGTTTAACGAAGTCAGAATCGATGGAACCACTGTGATGGTTTATCCCAGTAACGCCAGCACCGTGTTGATTCAAGCCACATCCATCAATCCGTTTTTGGAGACCAATAATATCGTAGTTATCTCAGGGAGCACAATAGGTCCATCTGGAGCTACCGGATATACTGGAGCTACCGGATATACTGGAGCTATAGGTCCCACTGGTTTTACCGGTTTTACTGGATTCACTGGATATACCGGACCGTCTGGATTCTCCACAAATACCGGAGCTACAGGTCCGGTTGGAAGTGTATCAAATCTTCCAGACGGTTCAGATGTAGCACCATCCCTAGCATTCACTAATAATACAGATATGGGATTATACAGGGCTGATATAAATAATTTTGGTTTTGCAACTGAAGGTGGTCAGAGACTTAACATTACCAGCACGGGTGTTAATTGTATACCCGTTTTATATGCTAATAACGGTGTTGCATTAAATGATGGTTCAGCAGCAGCGCCTAGTCTATATTTTAATGACCAACCAGATATGGGTTTATATAGGGATGGTAGCCAAAACCTGGGTTTCGCAACTGCGGGTAGTCAGAGACTTAACATTACCAGTACGGGTGTTAATTGTATACCCGTTTTATATGCTAATAACGGTGCTGTATTAGATGACATTTTATATGCTAATAACGGTGTTGCATTAAATGATGGTTCAGCAGCAGCGCCTAGTCTATATTTTAACGGCCAAACAGATATGGGTTTATATAAGGCTGATATAGGTAACTTGGGTTTCGCGACTGGAGGTGGTCAGAGACTTAACATTACCAGTACGGGTGTTAATTGTATACCCGTTTTATATGCTAATAACGGTGCCGCATTAAATGATGGTTCAGCAGCAACGCCTAGTCTATATTTTAACGGCCAAACAGATATGGGGTTATACATGGATGGTAGCCAGAACTTAGGTTTTGCGACTGGGGGTAGTCAGAGACTTAACATTACCAGCACGGGTGTTAATTGTATACCCGTTTTATATGCCAACGGTGGTATAGAATTTACAAACTATTATGCAATTCCAGCCGGCTCCTATCCGAATCTCAATAATTATCTCGAGTCAGATTTTGTACATAGTTCAGCATACGATTCTACTGCTTATACAACTGACTTTTTTACTGTGGCTAATGAGTTTGTATTCAGACTTCAGGTTGTCGGAAATTTTGTAACCTTATCTTGGTTCCCCGCAGAAGGAACGGCGGCGGGGAACACAAAGTTGTTTTTCAACACAAGTGCGTTATTTAGTGTTGATTTTACTCCTACCGTTGGTAGGGCTGGTACAATTATATATAACGACAGCGGTACTTTCAAGAGTGGGATTATATTTGCCGAGAGCGATGGGTCTGTGAGCATAGGGACAGATATTGGGGGCGCTTTTGCGTCTGGTTCTTTCTATGACTTTTACGGTGGTAGTATTTCATACCTACACGGATAGTAAAAAGAATAATAAGAGAGGTAGAAAGAGATAGAAGTAAAGGATGTAACCTAATTTTATTTAATTAAGACGCGTGGTAGCCTACGTCTTGGTCTATAAACGAACTGAATATGCTCAAGGGACTTGATATGAGCAATTACCGTAGACTTATTTACACTCGAGATTTTCACTCCACAAGCACAAGTATATTCCATGATAAGTTGGCTAATAATAATAATGCTATCAACATACTGCTTTTATTTATTTCAATTTTATCTTGATGCAGACCGAGGATGAGCATCCATTTCTTTTCTTCTATTATCTTGTTTTTTCTTCTCAAATTCTTGTCCCCGCTCAAAATCATCTCTTTCCTTATCCATGCATTTAGTCAAACATATCATGAGATTTTGGACAGTAAAATTTTCAGTATAACATTTTCGTTCGCAAGCTTTTGTAAACCACATTTATTGTATTAATATTTTTTATTCTTAATATAACTTTTCAATTTTCTTGCTTCATTTCACAGCTGGAATCCCGTTAACATGGAGAATATAAGCCTCAAGAAAGGACCAGTAAACATTTGTTGTTTTCGTATCTTGAACAATGGTTGAAAATACGGTAAACATTTCTGGGATATCCATATCCAGACATTCTACGATATACTGGACGCTATTTGCTTCCAATCTATCAATTATTTTACTCAGACAATCATAAAAGAAATTTTCATGACCGTTTCTCGATAGATCCAAATATACATGTTTTAGCGTTGGACTACGGATGCGGTCCTTGTACATTCCGTAATAAGTGGCTTTGCTTATGATGCGATTAATAATATTTTTTTCAACGAACGAATCTAGTGACATTTCTTTCTGTTTGTTATCTTTTTTTTAGATAACAAAACAATTTCAATTTTACCTCACTAAATTATTTTTCCACTTCGCTCCCAGCTCCCGTAAGCTCTTCTAAACTCGGGGGAGTATTGTTTTCTATGGACTTCATCGTGCAACTCGTCCGAGAACTTGAAATTTCTCAGCTTTCCGTAGTCTTCAATCGTGTCAATGTAATACGGGTTTCGGGATTTATATTTTTCTAGTAATTGTAAAAGCCCGTTTTCTAGATATTTCCGATTATCCTTTTGAATTACAATCTCTCCTTTGTCTGTGATTTGCAACGTTCTTATTAATTGTAAAATCTCAAAATCTGGACGACACTTGCCTTTGGAAGCCCAACCAAAATCGATTAACAATGGGGATATTATGATTGGTCGTCCCTGTTTATCCTCAATTTTAAATTTTTCCTCTGTGCGGACTGTCGACTCAGGTGATGTGTTTTGGAACCCAATATTTCCCCAGTGAAAGTCTCCATGAATAAAATTATTTGCGCACATGTCACTCAACAACAGGTCGATGGTTTTTAACATTAGATCGAGAATATTTTCTGGTTGTTTTTTCTCTAGCCAATGTTGAAACACCCCAGTTCGAGTCGTGTATTCGTCCAGGTCCATTATTATAATCGCAAAAAGGTCTCCCCTCCTCCTATCAACAAACTCTATATACAGTATGGGTCTGGGAACAAGGATTCCCGCATTTTTAAAGGCACTTTGTATTTCATATTCATATTTTGACAAACCTTCGTTTTCTTTCATGATTTTTATAACAACATCTTTCAACTTACCATCCTTCTCGATAGTGCCCGTATAAACCTGACCATATCCACCTTTTCCAAGTGGTCTCTCAAAAATAGGATTTAGATCAGCAAGTTCTTCGAACAAGGCATTGGAATATTTGCGCGCTACAATATGGTTAATGTTTTCTCTATGTTCTTTGGACAAATCGGATGCGACATCTCTTTCTTTGTCCCCGTCGATAATTCTCTTCCCGATCGACCCGGATTTCTTAACACATCTCCCAGTTTGAGGATTCGTTATCTTTCCTCTCGGACAACTTCCCCTTCTGTCCTTACTCCTCCTTTTCTTACTCCTCCTCATCTCCTTACTCCTCTCACCAAGTCTCTTACCGATAATGCCGGATCTTTTGACACACCTATTGGTTTCGGGGTTCATTATCTTTCCTCTTGGACAGCTTCTACTATCCCTACTCCTCCTACGCCTACTTGTTTTTCTATTTCTTTCGATGACTCTCTTACCAATACTTCCGGATCTTTTGACGCATCTCTTGGTTTCTGGATTCATTATCGTTCCTCTCGGACAACTTTTCCGTCTTTCTCTACTTGATTTCATTTTATTTATGTTCAGATAATATTTTGCTGTCTATTGATTTGTAATTGACATTTTTCAACGTATCCTTAGGAAACAATTGATTGTAAAGATTGACTAGTCCCTTCAGCATGTAATCCCTGTTGTGTTTGTTTTTAATGAAAAACGCGCTTTGAATAACGATCAGCAAATCAGTTTTTACATCGACCAACCAACGAGCCTCTCCCAAATCAATCACATGGGGTAAATCTTGTAGATTAGTTTCATTTACCCATATGTTATTAAAGTGAAGGTCGTAATGGGCAAGCTCTAAATTACGTAGTCTCTCTAAAATATAAAATATTTGAAAAACAAGATGGCTAATCTGTTCGTTGGATAGATTTTTCGATTTTAAAACGCTATACATGGACTTGAAATTGTAGGGTATTTTATCCATGATGAAAAACGCATATTGATATCCGGCAGGTCCCTGGAAAAAAACATCTGTAGGAACAATTAAATCAACAAACATGGGTGTCTGCGCAGACAATTGTTTTTGCAAAATTATCTCATGGTCAATTTCCCCTCGGAATCGGTCGGTCTCATCCCATGGGTCTTGTTGTATAATTTTCACGGCCTTTTGTGCTACTACACCTCCCTGGTTATTCTCCACCTCCAGTAAATAAACTACCCCGTAAGAACCTGAGCCTAGTTTACGTACAAAATAATAATTCCTAGTTTCAAGGGTCCTATCTAATATTTTAAATAATTCTTTGCCGTAGATGCGCATAATCTCTCTGTATGTATTTATTCTCTCAATCTCATCATCTTTACGATGGTCGTGCGCCTTACGCGCCTTATAGTAGTATCTCATATCTACTGTCTTTCTTAGTCCCAATACATCGGTATTCATTTTTTATTGGTATTAAATATAATTAAGTAGACGATAAAAAATGTCTCGGATCGATCTCTTGGATTTACACAATACTATTATAGGGAATTTTCAAAAACAAAAAGCATCCATTCCAGATCTCAATCACAGGATTGAAGAACTTTCTCTTTTAATGCTGTCGCTCCCAAAATTCAAACACACAAGCGTACAGAATGAAATCAGCATGTTAAAAGACCGCATCGCTCATTTTGAATCGGATATTGACATGAATTTCTATCTTCTGAAAGTTACACCTCTAATCGAGGACTACAAGTCTCAGTTGAATAAACCCGTGCAATTATCATTCATGGGGAAAAGGGAAGACGATTCAAAGTCCAAGGAAATAATAGAATCCGTTCAGAATAAAATGTTGGAGATAATCAAAACGACACCTGGTGTATGTACAAACGGGATAGAGAATTCGACGTCTGAAGAAGAAATTAACGATGATAAGGGTCAGAAATGCGACCACTGCCAACACACTGAGCAGATAAATTATAATAACATAGTTATCTGTTCGAATTGCGGGACAGAACGCCAGGAGTTATGTATGACTTCTTCTTACAACGATACCGACCGTATTAATATCACCTCAAAATACACGTATGCCAGACGAGTCCATTTTCGGGAATGTATCAATCAGTTTCAGGGTAAACAAAACAGCATGATTAAACCAGAGGTCTACGAAGGATTAATCAAACAGCTCGAACTGCACGGTCTGGTTCGTCCAGGAAAATTACCCAAACGAATAAAATACGAAAAAGTCACAAAGTTCCATATTGGGTTGTTCTTAAAGGAAATCGACTGTGCTCGGCATTACGAGGATATAAACTTGATTTATCGCACTATAACCGACAAGGAATTGAATGATATAACGCATCTGGAGGAGGTTCTGATGGATGATTTTGATACGTTGAGCGACCTATACAATGAAATATATATTAAGACTAAAAAAATCAATCGCAAAAATTTCATCAATACGTCGTACGTCCTGTACCAACTGCTTCAACGCCACAAGTACCAGGTTTTGGATTCGGATTTTAGCTTTTTAAAGACCATAGAGCGAAAGGCATTCCACGATGAAATATGTTCTACGCTGTTTAAGCATCTCGAATGGAGATTTAATCCGGTATTCTAAAAGTCTTCTTTTATTTAGATTTTGGACATAAAAAAACCCCAACCGTAATTCGTTAATGAGTTACGGTTGGGGCTTTTTTTATTTTTTTTTTATAACCAATATTCAGAAAGTTCATTAAAGAATTCATTAAAGATTTCCTCAATCATAATCCATTCTTCTTCTTGATTCCGTACTCTCTCAAATTCTTGCCTACAATACGGACAAGTTGGATTTCTCAATTGC